AGCTAAAGTCTACACTATTGGGATTGTTTGGGTGATTAATAATTTGATAAGAGCGCTTACCGTCAGGTGCCTTTACCGGTAAACTTCTAGGCGTTACATAGAATTTAGGTATTAAATCAACAACTATGTGAGCAATTCTATTTAATCCTCTAATATATCCCTGTAAATAAGGAATAGCGGCAGCATTAGATTGCATAGCGCCTTGCTGAATGGCGACCCCTGATATTTGCTTATCGTTAGTTCCTAATATGGAATCGTACGTACCTAATATAGTTTGGGTAACTTGATCGGTTCCCATAAAAGTCATATTAACAATGTCAGGAGTAGGAGTTCGTTGAACTTCTCTTGGAGGAGGTAAAGGTTGTTCTGGATTATCTTTGTAAAATGCGTTATAAACTAACGTTGATGCTTGCTGTACGTTTTTATAAGCATCAGCGTAGTCTTCAGGGATGGACTCTACAGCCACCATAAATTTATGTTGCATCATATTTTCAATTTCAGCTCCAATAGTTTGCCCAGAGAAGTTTTTAAGTTTTTGTACGCCTTTAGCATGATAAACAAAAGGCCGCGTCATCTGCATTGATGCACCGTCTTCGTTTTCTCTAATTACAACACTATTACCATCAATAAAAACTAACGGTAAAAACTTATAGCAGGTTTCTTCATGAGACAATACCTTATCTTCACAAACCATATAGCGATCAATAGTTTCTATTACTGTATCTCTTTCCTCGATTATAATCGGCGCTTGTTCAATAAAGCCTTGATTTCCCCATAACTTAAGGAATTCTTCATAGTGCTTTTTGAGAATAGCATGGCCGTTAGAAAGTTTAACTATCTTTTCTTTCTTCTTCTTCTTGCAGTAATAATCAGCAACCAGTATGATTTCTTGATCTTGATTTAAATAGCTCCAATTAAAATCGCCCACATGGCTTGAGCGTTCAAACTTCATATTATCAGCTGAGCCTTTGCCGAACTCGTCTTCAAAGTCTTCTTTTGATTTAGGGATTAATTGAAAGCAGTAATTACCATCACCCTTATGCGATTCTCTTGCTAAAGGATCGAAGCCCGTTAAAGTTGGATCAAATACTCGCTCCACCTTAATGTTTTGCTCAAACGACAGTTCATTAATATATCCTGTATAAACATAAACAACAGAATAGCCGCCAGCCAATAAATCAGAATAAATGTTATACTCTAATGCATCATTCGAGGCATCAAAGAAAATCTCGCGTAGATGTGCCTCAATTATTTCTAATGTTTGTAAAAACTCAGGGGTCAGCTCTTCAATTCGCACTCCGTCGGCAGCCCTTGCCACGATCGACGGTTCTTGTTTCGCGAACTCGCCTCTTAACCTTGAAATCATCGCCTCTAAGATATTAAATTCTATTGCAGGCTTTTGTAGTACATCTAATTTTGTTATGTCGTCTGATGACAACGATGTTTGAAATACAAACTTCATAAAGTCATTAAAGCGATTAACATTCTTTATAAAATATTCGTGCGCTTGCTCAATATTTTTTTTAATTTCGTTTAACTTATCCGTGTGCTTTTTAGCGACCATTTGAAATCCTTTTCATGGTGGTTGAACTACTTAGATAGATACATTCCTTGTATCTAAGTTTTTAGTATAGTAAAATCTAAGGAAATAACTATAAAATGGGGATATATATGGATAGCGCTAGGGTTATACAATATCTAAAAGATTTAAAAGCAAGCGGAGTTCCAGAGGAACAAGCCGAAGCCCAGCTTATTGCATTAGAAAGTATGTTACAAGGTTTGGCAACTAAATCTGACTTGAAAGCCGAGATTAAAGCATTGAGAACTGAGTTAAAAAGTGACATTAAAGAATTTAAATCTGAATTAAAGTATTTTATGGTATATTCAATCTTAGGATTTATTTATGCTCCGATTATTGTAGGGGTAATATTAAAGTATTTCGGGAAGTTTTAAAAGAAACATTATGGATATATAGATGGATAATATAGCATTAAATTATTATTTAACCTTAATAGAAGGCGGAGTAAAAGACGCAGAAGCAAGAATACAGGCCCAGACTTTAACTTCAGTATTAGACGGCTTAGCTACTAAGGGCGAATTAAAATATGAAATACACTGGTTAGAAGTTGGATTAAATGGCGAAATAGGAGGTATAAAAACTAGATTAAATGTATTAATTGCCCTAAATGTTTCTACTCTTGCTTTTATGTTAGCCATGATTCTAAATAGTGTAAAACATTGGTGGTAAAATCTTTTTGTGAATTTTTAAGTCACAATTGTGCATTAAAAATTCACACCTTATCTCCTAGATCTCCTAATGGCTGTCAGTTTAGTATTAAAATCTTGTGCCAATGATTTAAGTATTGGTGCGTTTGGGTTGGGCTGTTCCCTAAATGCTGTTACAGGATAAGCAAAAGTTAAACAAAGCGCGTCTGCTTCGTCTGACGATCTTATTCCCCTCTTTTTCATGTCCTCCTTTTTCTCCATAACTAACCTAGAGTTGGAATCAAAACTATAGCGTATTCCACATAAATCCGCATGTAAGCTGTCTGTATCTGGTATTTGTACTGGGATATCCTCTAACCAATTTGCACATTTGCCCCACATTTCAGCTCGCTTATTTGAATACTTCTGATCATCTAAGCTTTTTGAACCCGCGTTAACCGCAACTACGGCCTCTTTATGGCCTAATTCATTTAGCCTATCTACAACCCCAGCTCCTAAGCCGCCCACATCTACAAAGACCTTTAAAGGCCGATATTGTTCAATCAAAGAATGAACAATGCCAGTTACCCCCATTGTGTCTTTCTTAGTATAACTTTGTAACCCAAATGCCACACGGCCTTGCCTAAAGATAATTGATGTGCGATCATCACCAAATCTTGCAGGGTCAACGCCCATAATTAAAGGCCCATATTTTTCGGCTTCTCCTTTTCTGGCACGCATCACTGTTGAGGAATCTATAAATGAATTCTCACCTTTAAGTTGGAAAGCTTCATTGGGATTACATGGATATTCCTGGCAAAAGCTCTTCTCCCCGTCTTGACCGTTAACTGATAAATCAGTAATCTTAAATCGCCGCCAAGCTATTTGCTCTAAGGTTAACCGATAAGCTTCAATTAAACGTAACTCTATATGGTTAGGTTTAAAGTCTGGCGGCACTGACCTTTTATATTCATCTTGCCAAAACCAAGGCACGAATACCGCAATAAAATCAGACATGCCACTTTCTGCTTTCTGCCACATTTGATGGAAATAATTGCCTACACCATTAGCGGTGGATTCCAGTATGATTTCTGTACCAGTTGCATCAGGCACCGCTTGCAGTATACCCTTAGTATGTTCTTGGGCGTTTGCCCAAAAAGCAATCTCCGAGCCATGGAATAATTGAATAGTGCTGGAACGACCGACCGCTTTGTTTTCGGCTGTTCCTAGTTTATATCCACTATCTAAGCGCCCAAAGATTAGCTCTTTAGAGTTGTTAGTACTGATATCGGGCTGAACTAAGTTTGGCGTGTTCTGGTAAAAACGCTGAGCCATTTTAAATAGGTTGTTGGTAGCATCCAGTGCATGTGTTAAGATAAAGCATTGTGTACCCTTATTGTGTGTGGTCTTATGATAGAAGCGTCCGCCCACATAAGTTGAGCAGCCCTGCTGACGCCCTTTCAAGATCAGCGCCCTAACCTTACCTGTTTGTAGTCTTTGCTCTTCTAATTTCTGATGGATATATTCTTGCGCTTTATTTAAAATAAACGGCGAAATCTCGCCTTGCTTAGTGCGAATTTTAAGACAACGTGATGCATAATGTAAAAAGTTATCTTTTAAATGCTGGCGTGTTTTAATCTCGTCTTCAGTCATTTGTTTTTAGCTATTGTAATTTTTTTTCTTATTCTTCTTATCGCCTTACTTTTAATTTCAAACGGCCGAGACCAACTCACACCAAAAATTCCAGCTATTTCTCTAAGGGTTAAACCATCCCTATAATAAAAGTTTAATACTTGCTGTTCTTTATCTGGTAGTTGTTTAAGATAGTCCGGCAATTCTTCTATCTTTAAAGGGTTGTCTTGTACAAACTCATTAATTAGTTCTAATAATGCTACCAAATTATGCTTAGTACTATTGTATCCCATTATCTAGCCATTCCTTTTTAGTTGGTAAAAACCTGTCGAACATAACGTGGCTAACCCCACAATTTTTACTAAAGTTAATTATTACTGCCTGTTCGCCGGGAGTTAAATCATACCAAGGGCAGCTATAGTAACGAGCCCATATTTTACCCTCCTCTTCATCCATCCTTTAATATTCCTTCTAATTTTTGTTTAAATTCTGCCAAAGTAATTGGCGTTGCATCGACATCATCTGGCATCATAAATTCATATAGCATTACAGCTATTTGATATACTTCTGCATCATTGATGAACATTTTATTTTAAAAGCTCCAATGCATCCTCATGTTTAATACTAACTGTTGATTCGCTATGAACTCTGTCGCCGTAAGTTTTTGGTATTAGTTTTGATGTTAACCATTTGCGAGTGTCAACCCTAAGTCTTGCGTGTTGTATTCCTTCGCTGGTGTGTTGTTCTTCGTCACAAATATCTATAATTTGTTCTGCGAATAAATCCGCCTGAATAAGCTTGGCCTGTGCGTAATGTGCAGAAAACTCAGGGTATTTATAGCGCCACTGCATAAGAGTTTCACATGTTGGAAAACCTTCGTTATTAGCGCACATGCGTCGCATACCATCAGTTGTTGTGGCTACAGCATCGCAGATACGATTTGCTAATTCTTCGGTATATTTCGTTGGTCTACCACCAGGATGCTTACCTTTTTCTTTTAGCGTTATTGGAGGTAGTTTTGCTATCTGTTTTTTTAACTTCTCTTGGTTCTTCTTTTTGTTTGTCATTAGTGACGTCCTTGTCTATATTCTTTGTTGGTTCTGGTATGATACTATCTTCGATTGTTTGCGTGCCTGTGCCTTTACAGTTTCCACACTCGCCCATTACCATACCTAGTTTCATAATTTTTTTATTGCCACTACAGCTTGTACATCTGCATTTCATAGTATTAACCTCCTTGTTATATTATAGTTTATTAATTATTTACAAAGTATGCCGACTATTCCACCCAAAGCAGCTATTAAAAGCGCCATAGTCCATCGATGGTTAATGTCGATGCTTTCTTTTAAAAGGTTAAATTCATTTTTAGATGTTACATTTTCTAAATCTTTTTTAATTAAATCAAATTTAGCGTCAGTTCTTATTCCTAAATTGGTTAAGTCTTCTCTGGTGACCAAACTCTGTAAATCTTCTTTAGTCGCAACGCCCTCTAATACAGAGGTCAACGCCTCTGTTTGTGCTTTGGCTTCTGCATCTGTTGCGCCATTAGCCTTTAAATCTAAAAAGTACTGTAATGCTTTATTTGTCATCTTTAACCCCCTTTTTTGTTATTATCTTCTTTTTTTATTCTTTCTTCCAGCCAAAATCTAGCCAAACTAGATGGCGACATACCCCTTTTACGTGCAAGTACGCTTAATTTATTACGCGTTATAGCTGTCAATCTCACGCTTAAAGGAGTTCCTAATAACTCTTTTTCTGTTTTATCCAACATTTTTATAAACTACCTCTTGACATTGTATCGTTTTGTATTACAATGTAGTTATTATTGCACAAAAACATAAAAATTACAAGAAGGAGAATAATAATGCCAAAACATACCATACTTACTT